ACCATGTCATCAAGTGACTTCATAGTGGCTTTTTTAAGCGTCACGCCGTCTGCCATGAAATCGCTAGCCTTGACATATTCAAGGGCCTTTTCATCAAAGAGACGAGGGTCCAGCATGTACTCAGCCGATTTGTTGGCTAGATAGCCTTTGACAGTGTCAATTCGGACGGCCTTTTGATGTTCTTCAAATTCTTTGACATCACTAGCAATCTTAGTAATGATGTCTTTTAACGGTTGGATGGCATTCTTGATATACTTGTCAAATTCGTCAGCTGGTTCAGATAAGACTTTCTTATTCCTGATCCGCTCGTCAGAGACCTGCTTGTCTAATTTTCGTAGATCGGCAAGCGTCTGCTTGTCATCCTTGATAGTTGCAGCTGTAACCGTATAATTTTGATACTTGGTTACAACCTCATTGATATTCTGCTCAAATTTATCACGGTCAACGATTTCAACCTGTGCCTGTGTTACTTTTACCTGTAATTCTTGCATGTTGTCCTCCTAGTATTCTAGTTCACCGTCTAGCAATTCACCCTGTATTGGCTCCTCGGCTTGAGCAGGTTCAGGATCTGCATGATTTGCCTCTTGCTCTTTGTTGAATTGCTCAATCTCAGTCATCTTGCGTGCTACAACATCCTCACGGCTTTCTTGAGGAGTTACATCGATAGGTGCTGCTTGCTCCATTTCCTCGCTAGTGTAGAGTCCGCCTACATCTTCTGAGAATGAATCACGAACCGCTGCAACGATAGCGACTTTTTCAATCATTTGCCCTGGAGCTTTCTGCCACCAGTTCTTGCCAGTGTTATATGCTGACAACTCTACTTCACGATAGACTGGTCTTGTTCGGTCTTTGCGATAGACCTCACACCAGCCACCGATTAGAGTGCTATTTTTTGGCAATATAACGCCTTTTTTGTTTTTCAATTCTCCGCTTGCATCTTCGTAGATGATCCCACTTTCAAATCCATCATAATTTGGATTTTGTTCGGCTCGTTTCATGAAGGCGTCCTTTGAAACAACGATTTGAGCGGGATTGTTACCGTATTTAATGAAATAAACTTCTTTTGTGAACGGGTTTAAATTACGATTTTTAACAATAGCTAACAATGTCTGCAATTCCTGCGGGCTTGCTTGATGTTTTGGGTCAACGAAATTTCTCAAGGTTGCTCCGTCAAGTTTTTGTAAGTCTGTTAAATATGCGCCTTTTGTTTGTGCTAATTCGTTTGTCATTTTCTTCTACCTTTCGTTTTCTTCAAATTCCAATTTTCACGCTTCAAGCGTCTGTTTTTGTTTTGCAATTTCAAAATAATATCTTGTTGCTCGTCAATGATTTTCCCAAGCTTAATTCCAAGATGTGTATAATCAGACCGCCATCGGTCGATTTCTGCTTGTAGTTCTTCAATCATGCTCTAACTTCCAATACTTCTCTAAATCCACGGCCATGACGATGGACAAGTTCTTCTGCTCGGTCAAAATCTGCCTGCGATACGGTGCTAGGCCTGCTTGTCGTTCTTCTTCATTTCTCTGCTGATCATGTGTGCTCCTTTCGTATTTAAACTTCATCACCTACATATCGATACTGACCGCATCCAATATATACGAACTGGCTTGGGTCGAGTTCTTCTCGCTCTTCAGGTGGCTCCATCATGCCCCTGTCATAGTTAAATAATCCGTCCATCAAGTTGGTCCTCATACTTTCTCCAGAGCTTAGCAATCTCCTTCAGATACTTCTTAATGTCATTCTTTTTGTACCAGTCAAGGCGCTTGCGCTCGTTCACTGTCACGCATGAATAGAGCTTATTTTCAATCTCTGGAACTGTCATCATCTTGCTCCACCTCTTCAGCTTTCACTTTGACATCTAGACGTTTCATGGCTTCTTCTACTGACTTGCCGTCCAAGATGTCCTTGAGTACGTGGCTTACATCGTGCATTGTTTGAGCCTTCGCCTTGCTTCTTTCAGTCTCTGGCATCAAGCCCATATCTTGTAGAGCTAGAAACGCAAGGCTGAAAGCGTGCATTTCTTTCTGCAGTTGTTTGATTTTTTTGATTGCTTTTAGTGCTTTAAACATATTGTTCTCCTTTTTTATTTATTCTCCAACTTTCCAAATTCGACAGCGGGATTCCACTCCAGAAGAAGTCTTGTCTTGAAATTCCCAGTCATTTCCATAAACTCCCGCAGCTTCGTATGAAGCTGATTTCAAATAAGCAATAGCTTCTTCCTTAGTCTCGAAAACAGTAGCCGAATAATCTTGCTTGCCAATTGGCAAAAAGTCTCTTCCAATCAAACTGAAATCCTCGTTTCCAGTTTCAGCATTTTTGACATGGATTGATATAATGTACATCTACATTTCTCCTTGCAGTCTAGCCTTAATGTCAAAATTTTCTTTGTACTTGTAAGCAGCAAGCTCCTGCTTCAAATCGTAGTTTTCTTGCTCGAAAGCAAAGCGACGTTTGCGCTCTTCGAGAAGGTCCTCGTTAAGCTCGACTGCGACTACTCTCCAGTCAAGGCTCACTTCATGGATGATTCCCTCAAGACCGAGTTTTAATTTAGTAAGTAATTTCATTAAGCTACATCCTCCTCGTTAGATCGCTTGTTCATGCCTAGAATGATGTCATAGTACGAATGACCAGCAGGGATGACATATCCTGTCAGATCGTCAACTTGAGAGCCGTCTGCCATGATGTTTACAATTCGTGGCTCCCATTCCTTTTTTACTGTTTTCATGATATAATTACCTCGTAAATGTTTTACTGAGTCCCTCAATGGAATTGCCGTTCCAGAGGGGCTTTTTTGTTATTCTCCTATCTGCTATAATAAAGCTAGAAAGGAGGTGATGTTATGCATGACCTAGTTATCAAGATGATTCTTGATGAGTACGGCATTGATAACTCTGAAAATTTGTCTAAAGCACTCGCCAAAGTCCTAGATGAATTTTCAAGAGATAGCCGTGTAGCTAGCAATCTGTCTAAGTCTATCAATGAGCAGAATAGACTTTCAGATAGAATGCACGGGGTTATTAGATAATCCCTATAGCCCTCTGAGCGTATTTGCGAAAGGCATTTGTTTCACTGTCGTTCAGTGTTATGTCTTTTGACAAATTACGCTCTTTTTCGTTCAGTTGGTAGTTGTAAAGGCTGTTTAGCTCTTCCCATCCTTTTCGAGTAAAAGCCTGTCTCAAGCCAATATAGCGTTCGATGATGGGCAGTGATTTTGCAACATCCTGCAGCTCCTGCTCAGATTTTTCTTGCTCATTTTGGATTTTAGCAGTAAAGTCTGAGTAAGCTTGCTCAAACACTTCTAAAACTTGAGGATCCACAACCACGCCATTAGTTTCAATAACATCTGGTGTAAAATCAATAGTGATTTTTGGTTTTCCGTTCGCAGGCATTTCTAGTCTGAAGCCAGTGACCCCACGGCCTAATTCCCAGTCATTGATTTTTACTGAATAACCTGAAGAATTAAGAGATTGACCCTCAGTAGGTTCTTGCTTGGGTTTAATACTTAGTTTTAATTGCTTCATGAGTACTCCTTCCCCATTTTTGCAAAGTCCTAAAATTGAAATTTCTCTCTTTTATTTATTAAGAGAAGTAGGACTTGTTGTTAGTTAATATTTATTGTTATTTAATACTTGTTGTTAGTTAATATTTGTTAGTGCCTTATTTTACTTATTTGTAAAATACAGATTTGTAAAATACAGATTTGTAAAAGTCGGAAATGTAAATATCAAACTGTGGATAACTTTTGTAAAGCATCCTCCAATCTCTGCAACATAATCTCAAATTGAAAATCGGTAATTTTGATATCTGAGAAGAATCTGAAAGTCTGAACTCCTCGGCCTCTACCAAGGCTTTTTTTGACAACTCGCATATAACCAGCATCCTCTAGTTTTTTTAGATGACGGTCTATCATGTCACGACTAACATTTAATCGTTTAGCTATTTCCTCTGGATAGACTAGCCAATTCTCTTTATTGCTGAGAATAACCATCAATATCCCAATTGTGGCAGGTTCAAGTTTTGGATCTCTCAAAAAATCATTTTTGACTGCTGTATAATCATCCGTTGCATTTCTGAAAGATTAGTTGAACATTCAAGTTTTTAAAATTTGTCATACGCTCTCCTTTCTAAATTTGGTATAATAAAAATAATAAAATGATTGGAGAAATCTTATGGAATATCAAGTTCTTATTCAACCTGCAATTAGTGTCATTCTTGCAATAATCTCAGGGTTATGGTCGTATGCCGCATCTAAGGCTAACAATAAAGCTGAGATTGAAAAACAAGCTAAAGAACATTCACATATTGTTGAAAAACTCGAAAGAGAATTTCATTATCAGATCGATACTCTCATACAACAACATGCCTTGGAACTTGAAAAAGTCAAGCAAGCTCATGAATTACGGTTGCAAGAACTTGAGAAAGTGTCCCAACTCGATGCCGAAACCGACAAGGCTATGAAGGTGAATGATCTTGCCTACAAGGTTTTAGCAGGCGAGGTTGATTTGGACAAAGCTTTAAAATTAGCTGATAAAGCTAACAGTCATAAACAAAACCTAAATAAAAAATTCATTCAAAAGACCTCTAGAAAATCATAAATTAAGTTTATTTCTAATTCTTTCAAGCTCATCATCTTGTATTTTTTTATACTCGTTGATGCGCTTTTTTCTATCTCTTTTACTAGCGTAGTATGTAGCAAGACCTATGATAGTATTGACAATGATAGTAAAGCAAAACCATTCTAGTTCGTTCATATTCGCTCCTTTCTACATCGTTTGCTCAAGATACTTGAACAAGGTTTGTAAAAAAATATGCTGGAATATCGTTTAGGTCAAGATCCAACAAATCTATAGCTCGTTCCATTTCTTCGTCTCTCCAACCCACTTTATTATTGAGTTTCAGCGACAAAGAGCGCTCTGATAAGCCTAAAGCAATAGCAAAATTATATTGTGTTCCGTACTTTTCGACGATTCTCCCAGACAATTTTGAAAAATCTTTGGTCATTGTTTATCCTCCTGTTTATCTTTTGCTCAAATATCTTGAACAGTTTCATTCTAACATCATTTTTTATCCTTGTCAACAAGAAAATTCAAATTTCTTGAATTCATTGCTTGAATTTTTGTTCAAGTTAGTTTATAATAGGAATATGAAATCTTATAAGGAGTTTTCTTATGGAACGTAGTAGCACTTCAAAAAGACTTAGACAGATAATGTCTGAAAGGAATTTGAGACAAGTTGATATTTTAGAAAAATCCAAACCTTTCCAAAAACAACTAGGAGTTAAAATGGGGCGGAGCGCCTTGTCTCAATATGTAACTGGGAAGTCCAAACCAGACGATAAAAAATTATATCTTCTCTCTAAAACACTCAATGTGAGTGAAGCATGGCTTATGGGCTACGACGTTGAGAGAAAACGTGTACCAGATAATGAACGTAACTCAACATCAAATGAACAGCCTGAAATCTTGCCTATCTACAATAAGTTAGAGAAACCTAGACAAGAAAAAGTCCTTAGCTATGCTAAAGACCAACTTGAGGAGCAAGAAAACTCTAATATTATTTCTATTTTTAACAAGCCTCAAGATGACGAGGATTATATTACTGATTATGTAGAGGGCTTGGTAGCTGCAGGTCATGGAACATTTCAGGAAGATAATCTGCATATGGAAGTCAAGCTCAGAGTTGAAGATGTACCAGAGGAATATGACACGATAGCTAAGGTTGCTGGCGACTCAATGGAGCCACTCATAGAAGATAATGACTTATTATTTATCAGAGTAGCTAGTCAAATTGCTGTCAACTCAATCGGCATCTTCCAAGTGAATGGCAAGAACTTTGTCAAAAAGCTAAAAAGAGACTATGACGGTTCCTGGTACTTGCAAAGTCTGAATAGTGGATACGAAGAAATCCACTTGTCAGAAAACGACGACATCCGAACAATCGGTGAAGTCGTAGATATTTATAAAGTTTAAAAAATTTAGCACAATTAAGAAAGGAATATATAATAATGGCTAAATATGTAAGATGTTGTCCAAAATGTGGCAGTGATCAAATTGAATACATGATGCAGGACCGTAAAGGTTTCAATGGTTGTGTTGGGTGCATCGGCTGGATGATTGCCTGGCCGTTTGTCCTCCTCGGCCTAGTTGGTAAAAAAGGGAAACACAACTGGCACTGTCGAAACTGTGGCTGTGTCTTTAAGTCCAAGAAATAAAAAAAAGCCCCACGCTCTCAAACTTTGGCGAGTCTGAGCGTGAGGCATGTAGCAGGAAAAGATTGTCATGGAGATAACCTCGCATGATGTCTTTTCTTGTACCCATTTTATCATTTTTTAGGAAATTTTGAAAGAGGTACTATAATGAAAACTACAAATAAAGTAGCTATATATGTCAGGGTATCCACTACCTCGCAAGTTGAGGAGGGGTACTCTATCGATGAGCAAAAAGCTAAGCTCTCTAGCTACTGCGATATTAAAGACTGGAATGTATACAAGATATATACTGATGGTGGTTTCTCAGGAGCAAATACGGACAGACCAGCGCTAGAGGGACTTATCAAAGATGCTAAAAAAAGAAAATTTGACACAGTTCTAGTCTATAAGCTGGACCGTCTTAGCCGTAGTCAGAAAGATACGCTTTACCTGATTGAGGATATTTTCATAAAGAATAATATAGCCTTTCTAAGCTTACAAGAAAACTTTGACACCTCTACCCCTTTTGGAAAGGCTATGATTGGGCTCTTGAGCGTCTTTGCTCAGCTAGAAAGGGAGCAAATTAAGGAACGCATGCAACTTGGGAAAATAGGACGTGCCAAGGCTGGGAAATCCATGATGTGGGCTAAAACATCCTATGGATACGACTACCACAGAGAGACAGGAACCATTACTATCAATCCAGCCCAGGCTCTGGCTGTTAAGTTTATCTTTGAAAGTTATCTGAGAGGGAGATCCATTACAAAATTAAGAGATGACCTAAACGAGAAGTTTCCCAAAGAAATTGATTGGAGCTATCGAGCGGTCAGAGCCATACTAGATAACCCTGTCTACTGTGGTTTCAATCAGTTCAAGGGAGAAGTTTATCCAGGTAATCATGAGCCAATAATTACAGAGGATGTTTATAACAAGACAAAGGAAGAACTGAAGATCAGACAAAGGACGGCTGCAGAGAACGTCAACCCTAGGCCATTCCAAGCAAAATACATACTATCAGGCATTGGCCAATGTGGATATTGTGGCGCACCTTTAAAAATTATTTTAGGAGTAAAGCGAAAAGATGGGAGCAGGTTTAAAAAATACGAATGTCATCAAAGACACCCAAGAACACTGAGAGGCATCACTACCTACAATGATAACAAAAAATGTGACTCAGGATTTTATTACAAAGATGACCTTGAGGCTTATGTACTGACAGAAATCAGCAAGCTACAAGATGACGCTGGTTACCTGGATAAAATATTTTCAGAGGACAGTGCTGAAACCATCGACCGTGAGAGCTACAAGAGACAAATAGAGGAGCTGTCAAAGAAATTGAGCAGACTTAACGATCTATACATAGATGATCGCATTACTCTTGAGGAGTTACAGAACAAGTCAGCCGAATTTATAAGCATGAGGGCGACTCTTGAGACTGAACTAGAAAACGATCCAGCTCTTGGAAAAGACAAAAGAAAGGCTGATATGAGGGAGCTGCTAAACGCTGGAAAAGTATTTTCGATGGACTACGAAAGTCAAAAGGTGCTTGTTAGAGGGCTTATAAACAAGGTTCAGGTAACAGCTGAGGACATTATTATCAATTGGAAAATATAAATAATTTTAGTAACCTACATTTCAATAAAGGATAGTAAAATTACTTCTCTTCTCCGTCTCATACATCTGCAATGAATGCAACACGAGATCACGATATTTCCAGGTTGATACCAGGTACTCAATAACCTCTTGGTCCTCTATCTTGCATTCCATGAGCAGCAACAATCTGACCGTGTATTCATTTTTTAAGATTGGAACCGTGTAAGTCACATCCACCCAATGCTCAAATCCTAAATCTGTCTGCTCTACGCTTGCAAGTTTAATGTTCAAAATGTTCATGTTTTCGTCCTCCTTACTTATCTATTCGTAAAAAAATAAAAAAGTAGTGAAAAAATCATTACTTTTTTTAATTCAGAAAGTACTTTCAGAGCAAACAAAAAAACCGCAAGCCTGAGCCTGCGGTTAGTGTAATCTAATTTGAAAGTCTTTCTGTTTTTATTTTGTTGTAATTAAACCATCTGGTTCAACTACAAACGCTGCTTTATCAGCCATACGCCCATCTGGTAGAAGTAGATACCAGCCGTCGTTGTAACGTACAAATGTATCGGATTTCATATCACCGTTGGTAGCATCACAATAATACCAATTATCGTAATACTTGATCCAGCCGGTTTGCATCGAACCGTCACGATTGAAGTAGTACCATGCACCAGCAATTTTCTTCCAAGATGTGGCCATGTACCCACTAGAGTCGAACCAGTACCATTTACCATCTGTGTGCTTGAGCCATTTCTCAGAGTACATATAGCCTGACTCGTCAAAATAAAACCATGATTGATTTTCTTCGATATATTCGAATTGAGATTTTGGATAAGTACCGTTAGCACGAGCAAACCAGTATCCAGTATCATCTTTTTGCCAACCTTTTTTAGGTTTTTCAGGCTGTGCATTTGGATTGGTCAGACGATACACATAATAGTATGGACGCCCGGCATATAGCCAAATATCATCATGATTATTGACCGTGATACCGTCATAGCGATAGTTACAGTGGATAATGTTGTCGCTGTCCACAAAGATACCAGTATGTCCTCCAGCGCCAGATGAATACCCTTTACGGCCCCAGATGAAGATGTCTCCACGCTGAGCGTCCCAAGGCTGGTTTTCGCTAATAAGTTCATAACCGTTCTTTTCGAGCCAACCATGCTCGTACTCGGTATTGACCGCCCAGCCTGCTGACACGGCTCCACCACTTAGCAAAGCATAGTAGATTGAACTTGAACAGTCATAAGAGTCTGGACCGTTTCGGTAGTCCATGCTATAGGTCACTTGACCCTTGCGGGCTTGCATCCAAGCGATAGCTGTTTCAATGTTTACTGTCATGTTTATTCCCCTTTCCACGCATCATTCATCTGTTTGACTGCTGACTCAACGAATGTATCCAAGTCCTTATCAGTCATGCTGATATTGTACTTGCTAAGCTCAGCACGGATTTTAGTTCGTGCCTGTTCCAGCTTCTCCTCGCCCTTATAGCCAGTCTCAGAAGCGACTTGCTCAACGGCATTGACCGCATTTTTGGCCAAGATTTCAGCGATTTTGACAGCTTTTTCACCACCCTCTTTGACGAGGTACTCCTTGAACGTTTTAACTGCGATAGCAAGCAAAATAATTGTAATGCTTACTGCTCCGTTTGCGATAATTTCACTAATTTGTTGCATGTGTTTTTTCCTTTCTTTATTTATGGCAACGTTGTCGGCCAAGGCTCATCTGTCAAGTATGAGACGGCACTTACGCGAATATCTCCGATGTCTTTGTCGGTTGGGATACCTTTTTCAAATGTCATGTGCATAAAGTTTGAATCCGACTTCCCTCCCAAATACCAAATTCCATAAATTTCACCTTTATCGTTGAAAATGTTACCGATTAGTGAATTTTCGGAGCGAAATCCTATTGGAATACCATTAATATCAATCACTCTGGCGCCTTTTTGGGATTGCCCAGCGAAACCTTTACCATTGCGCCGAATTATCCCAAACCAACCCCATTCCAAACCACCGAACAGATAAGAGACTAAGTTATTAACACGTCTTATCTTAATTGTTGATGTTCGACTACCTACAGTCAGTTTCGAAACCGTGTTAAGCGTCTTCCAACCAGTATCACCAATCAAGACACGCCAGCCTGTGTTCCCATTTCCTCTCTCTTTAATCCATTTCAGAGCGCCATTCGTCACGTTGACATCTACATAGGTCGTACCAATTTCGGCTGTTATACGCCCTTCTGGTGAGCCTGTACCTCGGATTTCATGGCCTACATTTTCAGGTAGCGGTAGAGTGACCCTATTACCTCCCGCGATACCAAGAGTATTTCCTGTCAAGGTTAGCTGAGGTTCAGGCTTTTGGCTAAGCACCTTCACATCACGACCGACGGCCTTAGCAAATTCCTCTAAATTACTCATGGCAATCACGCTTTCGCAGCGTTATATGTTGCCACTAGATCAACATTGGCAAATTCGTCAATACGACGTCCGAGATCAGCCAATTTTTGAACGACTGCGCCTTCAGTATCTCCATTCAGGCTGGCAATCTTTTCAGCGATTTCTTTCAGCGTGTCGAGATTTTCAGGAACTCCATCACCTAAAATCTCAGCTTTGACCGCAGTTTTAGCCTGTTCAATGGCTTGAGTTAATGTAGCTGTGTCAACCTTCGTAGCTATTAACTGCATTATTGTCTTGTTATCCGCTCCCAATGCTTGAGCGAATGCAATCAATTTACTTGTATCCATAATTTTCTACACCTTTCCAATATTGTAGTACGTTAACAGGTCTGGAAATTCCGGACCTTCTCCAGTCTCGCTTGTAGTTCTTCCCGCAAGTTGTTTTTTTACTTCTTCAGCGATATCCAACTCTTTGAGAGCGTGGATTTCGTTTGTGACCAGGTTCTTATCCGATTTTGTGATTCGGATTTGAGTCGAGTCGTCGCTTGGGAATGTATATCCACCTACAGCTACCTCAATTCGATATAAGCCAGCAGGTAAAATCATGCCCAAATTAAAGGAAACTGCACCATTAGTCACGACTGCCGTCTTTCGTAATTGCTCCTGGCCTCTCGTCAACGTGATAGATGCCTCTTGTCCTTCAAGATGTGGAATCGGCTCATGATTTTCATCAAGCAAAGAAAAGGCAAATGTGGAAGCCACATCGCCTTGCTTGACTAGAAATCCACCGTCCACTTGTTCGAGATTGGTTGAATTAAGAACATAAGCCATTCTGCGCTCCTTTCTCGTCTTCAACTAAGATGTCGTCCCTAATCTGCAATGCTTCAAAATTGTTGTACAAGTGGTCAATGTAGCCGTTACCGCCTAGGGCCTTGTAGCTTTTGTGCATATTTTCGACTACATAGAACTCATCCTTTGTGGTAAATCCACGACGGATGGCCCTGCGAATATCACGATCAAGACGCATCCTCATAGTTACCAGGTGCGCCTCGTCGTGTAACTTCAGTTTCTCTTGTACCTCGTCAATTTTTGTGTTGCTGTCGCATGCAGTTTCTTGGACATCTTTGATTTTACCTTTGACATCATTCAACTCCGAAATGATTTGGTCTGTCTGTTCCTTGGTTTTCTTCGGCATTTTATAGCCAAGCCAAGCCACGACAATCGGCGTCGCAACTGGTAGCACGTTCATGAAGAAATGCTCTGTTGATTGTAAGACGTCCATAGTCACCTCTATTCTTTAGGTTCAAACTTCCATGCTGCGCCTGTTTCGTCAAGTTCAAGACGACCATTTCGAGCAAAGTCGCTGACTGGTTCACCGTTGTAAGTAAATTCC